TAATAAGCAACTCAGACGAGTATGATATCAACATGATTGTAACTCCAGGTGCAACAATTGCAGATCACTCATCAATCATTAATAAAGCAATTGAAGTTGCTGAAGATAGAGGTGATACTTTTGTAGTAGCAGATCCAGTAGTATATGGTCAATCAGCAGCTGCAGCAGTAGCAGCAGTAGCACACAGCGGAATTGATTCAAATTACGTAGCAACATACTGGCCATGGGTTAAAATAATTGACACCGATAGAAACAAACCAGTTTGGGTACCACCAAGTGTTATTGTGCCAAGAGTAATAGCTTACAACGATACAGTAGCTTACGAGTGGTATGCACCAGCTGGATTAAATCGTGGAGGTGTAAGTGAGGCAGTTGATGTACAATTAAAGTTAAATCAAGCTACACGTAACGATTTATATGAAAATAAAATCAATGCAATAGCAACTTTCCCAAGCCAAGGAGTTTGTATATGGGGTCAAAAAACATTACAAGCTAAACCATCAGCTTTGGATAGAATTAACGTAAGACGATTAATGATAACAATGAAAAAGTATATTGCATCAGCAAGTCGTTACTTGGTATTTGAAAACAACACTACAGCTACACGTCAAAGATTCTTAAATATTGTAAACCCTTACTTGGAAACAGTAAAAGCTCGTCAAGGTTTATATGCTTTCAAAGTGGTAATGGATGAAACAAACAATACACCTGATGTAATCGATAGAAACATCATGTATGGTCAAATCTACTTACAACCAGCAAAAGCAGCTGAATTTATCGTACTAGACTTTAACATTCTTCCAACGGGAGCATCATTCACAAACGCATAAATCATTTAACCTACACCTTTATATAGATCTCTTATGATTTTTTAAAGGTGTAGACTATTTATTAATAAATAACAACATGGCAAATTTAATAGAAAACAGCGAAATATTTTACACCCCCTACGAACCGAAAGTTCAAAATAGGTTCATTCTACAAATTGATGGTATTCCATCTTTCATTTGTAAAAAAGTATCTCGTCCAATGATTGAATGTGGAGAAGTAATATTGGACCACATTAACATTCAACGCAAGCTGAAAGGTAAGTGCAAATGGGGTGATATTACACTATCCCTCTATGATCCAATCGTGCCATCAGGTGCTCAAGCAGTAATGGAGTGGGTTAGAACAGCTCACGAATCAGTAACTGGTAGAGATGGATATGGTGACTTTTACAAAAAGAACTTTGATATTTTTGTACTTGGACCAGTAGGTGATAAAGTTGAAAACTGGAAAGTTTGGGGTGCTTATATCAAAACAGCAACATTTGGTGATATGGATTGGTCTGCTGAAACTCCAGTAGAAATTTCACTTACATTGGGAATCGATTATGCGGTGCTAGAATTTTAATCTAAGACTACTTTAACAAAAAACAATTAAAAATGAAAATATCAGAATTCAGAAAACTAATCCGTGAAGAGGTTAGAAAAGTAGTTAAAGAGGCAAATGTAACAATGTCTGGAGATTATAATGACTCAGACTTTACAGGTCCTGCTAAAAAAGCCTCTTTAGCCTATTTAAAAACTCCAGAAGGTGCGAAAGCAGCTAAAATATTTAAGTCACTTGTAACCAATGACTTTGATTCGGTTGATTTAACAAAAGCTATCAAAGCATGTAAATTTAAAAAAATGAATGATTTCAAGGCAGCTGCAAAAGCAGGTGGATTAGAAATAGATGGTTTAGGTAATGTAGATAACGAAGGTACTGGAGATTTCGAAGTAATGAATGACACATACACTGATGAGGGAGCTGCAATTGCATTTTTTGATAATAAATTTTACAGTGTAGGATAAGTTAAAAACAAAAAATAAACAATGAAAATAACAGAATTCAGAAAACTAATTCGTGAAGAGATTAGAAAAGTAATAACGGAAGCTCAAGCTCCCAAATACAAAGCAAAGCATGCAAGTAACAATCTTGTAGCAGCTATATACTTTTCATGGAATAAAGCTCAAAACAATAACCAATCTTTGTGGGATAAGGTAATTCAAATCTTAGAACAAGAAGATTGTGTGTTAATCAACTACGTAGTAACTGATAGCGTTTGTGAATTTGAATTTGCACCACGTGGTGTACAGACTTCAGGACCAACAACTATAGATGAATTAGAGGATTATAAAAATCGTGTCAAAGATGCACTTAAACCTTTATCTGGCCAATTCACTGGATATGATGTCTACATCTTCGGGTCATAATAAAACAAAGACTATTTATAATAAAAACAATAAAACAATGAAAATATCAGAATTTAGAAAACTAATCCGTGAAGAGGTTAGAAAAGTAGTTAGCGAAGCAAAGCTTGATCCAAACGCAACTTACAAAATAGACGTTGGAGTTAGTCGTGGAGAATTTGATCCATCTGATTTAAAGAAAGTGTCTGGTGAGCCATTAATGGTAGCAAAAGCTGTAAAGAAAAGAGCCATTGCTGATATGGATGGTTCAGCTTTTGATGAGGAGTTTGTAAGCGGATACAAACTTGATAACGATACTTATTATATTTTAACTGGTGAGGAATCAGTAACTGTTGTAGGAAAACCAAAGTCTAGAAAATACGGAGCATTTTGGTCATTAATAGGCACAGACGACGAAGCGGCTGCTGATATGTTGGATCTTATGGATGAAAAATCTGTTGACTCGCCAACAATCTAACTATAACAAAGTGAAAATCACTGAATTTCGTAAATTAATTAGTGAAGAAGTTAGTAGAGTGTTGAGTGAATCAAAACATAAAAAGCACATATTTAAAAGCTTCTTGAATGAAGCAAACAACTCACCGGAAGAAAAAAAATTGATAAGCGCTGATAAGACAATTATCAGGGCTCAATATCTAACCAATTTTGGTGCGTTTGTTCTACTAACTCCTACTACAAATATAACTTTTGCA